TTGGTGTGGCGGCATACGCTCTCTATGAAGCATTTCAAAACAACTTTCTCGGCATTCAAGACTTGACCATTGCTGCGTGGTGAGCTATCAAAGCCGTCATTGAAGCGTTCGTTCCTATATTCAAAGGGGTGTGGGATATGCTCGCGGGATATTTTCAGATGACTTTCTGAAGCATTATTGGAATATTCAAGGCATTCTTCCAACTTCTCACGGGCGACACGGAAGCCGCGTGGGAAACTATCAGACAGGTTCAAGTGAACGCGTGGGAATGAATGATTCGTTTCTTCTCTGGTCTCGGTGCTGTTATCGGTTGAATATTCACTATGCTCTGGGACGCAATCAAATTCGGTGCGGAACTCGCCTGGTCTGGAATAGTGAATGTCCTGGAACTCGCCGTCCAGGCATTGACGCTGGTGATCACTGGCTGGATTACGATTATCACAACGACATTCAAAGCGTTCTGGCAATTGCTCACGGGCGATTGGCGTGGTGCTTTGGCAACGATATCAACACTCTGGTCTGGTGCGTGGGAAGCAATCAAGAAGATTGGAACCGCTATTCTCACAGAAATTGGAATCTTCATAATCGGAAAAGTCGTCGACATAGTCAACTGGTTCACCAATGACGGTCAACGCTCATTCACGGAAGGATTCCACGCGATGATCTCTGGAATTGCCAATGTGGCGAAGAGTGTATTCAATGGCGTCATAGGAACAATCGAATCTTTTATCAACTGGACAATCAACGCATTGAATGATTTGATTCGTGCGTCAAACCGCGTCAACAAACTCTTCCAGATTCCAACCGTCGATACAGTCAAACTCCCTCGGTTTGCTCACGGCGGTATGGTCGAAGGATTTGCGGGAAACGGTGTGGTTCAATGACCAAACGGAATCGACAAAGTGCCAGCAATGCTCTCGGCTGGTGAAGTCGTCTTGAATGCCGCACAGCAAGGCAATGTCGCGAACCAGCTCAAGTGAGGTGGTGGCACGACAATCATTGTCCAGGTTGAATGAAACAACTTCTATGGTGATGATGATGAATATTTCCAGAAGGTCGGCGACAAGATACTTGGTGTCTTCAAACAACACACAGGGTTGAATTCTTTCTAGTCTATAACGAACGACAAAATGCTTCTGGTCTACTCAAACACAACCGATGTCACAGAGAGTGTTCAAAGGAATACGATTCGTATTCAGGAACAGTTGAACAACCGTGCCAACACCTGTTCCTTCGTTATCGACGAAACAGAGATTTGAGAAGGTTCGATCATACAGGTCTTCGAAGGATTCAAACTGACAGCCCAGGCGAATTCGTGACAAGCCGACCTGGTCGTCAATGATACCTTCGAGACCACGACAAAATTCAGAGCGGGCGACGAATTGATTCTGGATATCGAAGGGGCTGGACAGGTGAGAAAAATAATCCTCTCAATCAATCACACGACCAAGACAATCACACTCACCACCAATCTTCCAGCGAACCTGGCACAGTGGACAAAGTGCGGACGCCTGGTCTTCTCTGGCGTGACGATGAAAAATCCAGACGAAGAAATATGATACACAGGGACTTTCTCCTATAAAGTGAACGCGACAGACTGGACGAAGATATTTGACGCGAAGAACATTGCCGACACCTATGAAAACAAATATGCCCGCGAAATGATGTGACGCGTGATCTATGACTATTGTGCCACGGACGCACAGACGAACCTTTCATTGTTCGAAGCTGCCTGGACACAGTCTGGCGTCGGTTTGGCAATGGCAAACGAAGCCGATGACAGGATTCAATGAAGCTATGCACAAAAGACAGGGACTTCTGGAAGTGGGACGGCGAAGTGGACGACGACAATCACGCCCGTCGATATTTCAACAATGGATCACTTCCGTCTGTGGTTCAAGATAAAAACAGCATACGGGGCAAGTGTCACTTCTATCAAATACCGCGTGGGGAATGATTCTTCAAACTACTATGAAGGTTCCAGTGATTGGTTCGGGACAGCGAACGAAAACTGTTGGAATTATATTGCCTTTCGATTCGACCGTGCGACCGTGGTTGGTTCGCCAAACCTGGCAACGGTTGATTGGTTGGAAATAGAGGTGATTTGCAATGCGACAATCCCGACAGGCAATCTGATATTCGACCACGCTTTCGCCAGCAAGGGTGGGTTCACTCTCCAGAATGTCATTCGTGGCGACCGTCTCTTCGTTGATGTCCGCGTTCCATACAAAAAACCAACTGTCTTCTTTGAACAGCTCGCGAAGCTCCAGAACTTCTTTTGGTTCGTGGATTATGAACGCGATATCCATATGTTCAAAATGAACAATACGGAAGCACCGTTCGAAATCACTGACAGCTCACAGAACTATTCGAACCTATCAATCACAGCCGATATTTCACAGCTGAAGAATCGGCAGACTGTCCGCGGTGGTGAAGCGGTTGACGCTTTCACCTATACGCAGATTGAGGTCTGTGACGGAAAACAAGAATCGTGGGGGCTGGACTACAAACCAAAAGCCCTGGAAGTGTGGGTCGATACCACGGGGACTGGTTCTTCGTATGTCCAGGCAAGTCTGGGGATCGAGAACTTGGACGACCCAGCGTTGTTCGATTATGTCTATAACTTCCAGGAAAAGGTCGTGCGTCGTGCGTCGGCGTCAATATTGCCCGTTGGTACGCTTTTCAAACGAATCTATTATCCATACAAGCCAATCCGTGTCCGCGTCGAAAACAACGCGTCTATTGTGGCAATGCAAGCATTGCTTGGAGGTGACGGGATATTCGAATGACCTGTGGTGAATGATTCTTCGATAAAAGACTGGAATGAAGCACGCCTTCGAGCCAGGGCAGAAGTCGAAACATATGCCAACGCCATTCTCTCGGCAGACTTCACGACCGAGATTGACGGTCTCACAGCTGGACAGATTATTCATATCACTGATTCAAGCCGTGGCATAGATGATGATTTTTTGATTCAGAAGGTATGAAAGGCGTCAAAGGAAAATGAACGCTGGCGGTATACCATTTCGGCTGGCTCCACGATGTTCGGTCTCATAGAGTTTTTTCAAATGCTTCTCAAGAAGACCGATGATCTCAATGTCGATGTGAACGAACAGGTTGATATAGTGAAGAACATTGATGAAACGCTGGAAATAGAAGATGTCTACACTTTCACCCAGAAAACCGATGTCTTCTATGCTCACTTCAGAACGGGTGAGTATTCCCACACACTCACTTTCACCGAAGGCGGGACGGCAAACGACGCCTATTGTGGTTTTTCACAAGTTTCATAATATATTTCTATGCAAATTCACGCCGCTTCAACAATCAAACCGAACTATAAATTCACGAAGGCAACGCCAGAAACCCTGGCAAAGATATTGTGTGAGGTCTTCTATCTCAAAGAGACAAAACACAATGTCGAAACATTCATTGCCAGACTGGCAAACCCGAAGGACAGAATGTGTGCTTTTCTCACAAAAGTTCTCCGAACCTATGAAGGACAATTGCTTTTTGCTCTTGGAATACACGAAACGCACAATATAATTCCACAGGTGCTTCGATACCAGCTGGCGACCCTACTCACAGGAACAGCCGTGGCAAGCACCTTCAATGCGAACTATATTGCTCTCTGAAGCGGTTCTGGTACTCCAGCCGCTACCGATACCACTCTGGTCACAGAAGAGCTGCGTGGGACATTCACGAACCGATATAGAGTTGATGAGATTGCCTATCTCGATAAATTCTTCACCACGACCGAAGTGGCTGGCAATACCTATCTCGAAGCGTGAGTATTCTGTGACGGCACAGGAACGCCAGACAGCGGATATCTCCTATCTCGAACCGAGATGAATGAATCTATCTCTGCGAATGAGACACTGACAATCAATGTCGCAATCACTATCAGTTCGGCGACCTAGTTGCTTTTTATAGTCTAAAAACTACAATCTTTTTATGCCAAGACTCAATTCAACAACCTGGTCTGTCGGGAACGCAATCACGGCGACCCGAATGAATCAAATCAATTCTGACTTGGACGATCTCTATTCAACAGGTTCCGACCGATTGAAAGTCTTTGATTCTGGTGGTCTCGATGTCGATATCGGTGCGGGGACATTCCGTGTCGGAAGCACCGAATGAAACTATGCTGGCGGAACTGTCGCGATGACAAACAACGCGACAAACTATGTCCAGATTGATTCTTCTGGGGCAATACAGGTTTCAACCAGTGCGTGGAATTCAAACTATACCCGCCTTGCAATCGTCATCACTTCTGGTGGTGATATCACTTCGATCACTCTCTGGAGAAATGACGCGATTGGTGGTGTTATGGGTGCCAGCGGATTCAAGAATATTTCTGCCACGACCTACACAAAGGGTCTTCTGACGGCTTTCACGGCGGATTCGACAAACTACACTTTGACATATAATAAAAACAGACAAATCAAAACAATCACGAATGGTTCGAACACTTGGACAATGACCTATAATGCACAGGGCAATCTGACAGCAACCGTTGAATCATAATTATTTTTTTATCTCAAATATATGCTTGTAATCAACACCAGCCAACCAAAGAGACTCTATACTGTTGCCGAAACAGTTGCTGCGGAATGACAATATGCGTCTATAAATACAAATGCCGATGACAGTTCAAAGGGGCATTGGTTCGACAAGACGAATAAATATGTCTATATTATGTATGCATTGACCGCAGCACCATATTATGCAATTGACCGCTATACATACGACACCAGTGGTTTTCTCTCAAACAAAACACCAATCACACTTTCAGGATTTTGAACATTCTCTTCAGCACCGACACTGATTCCAATGCAATGATCACACAGTGCGAATTTTTATCTTGCTTGTAATTGAGCGGGTTGAAGTGCTTCTTTTGCGACACTTCAAATATATCCTGTCACGATTTCAGGAACAACCGCGACACTTTCCGCGACACTTTCAATTCCTGTGATTGCGTCCTATTCAATCAACAGGATATTCGCGTTCGGTGCTGTTGTGTATGTTTTTTATAGAAACACTTCAACAAATATCATAGATACAGGAAGAAAATATTCGTGAAGCTGGTCTTCTCTCGCGGGTGCTGTCAGATTGCCCTGTT